TCAATAAGGCGGGCGATGTACCCGCCGTAGTTGGTGTTCGGATGGTCGCGGTCGAACCCGCGGGCGATCTGGGCGCATCGTTGGCGTTCGGCGGCTGCGCCGTTCTGGCGCTCTGCTGCCATTGCCAATTTGATTGCCGGCATTGAGGTGGTCACGAAACGCTTTTGCAAAGCGTTTTCAAACGCAGCGGCAAACCGCTGGAAATGGGCCTCGTCGCCCCAGTGCTGGCCTGCAGTGTCGTTTATCAGTGCAGCGATGTCGTCGTTGGTCATGTCCTACTCCTCTCCGGCCACGATGCGGGCCGCTCGGTCCATTCGATGTCGCCTTGCCATGTTTTTCTCTCGGCGGTTACTGCCGCTTGCTCTGCCGTCATATAACTGCGAGCACCGGCGCTCCAGCATTCGCCGTCCCACCAACGCAAGCAGCCTAGGTCACAGAACATACTCGCCTGCCACCAGCCTATGCTAGGTGGCGGGCCTTTGTGCCATGTGGTCATTTCGGTTCCTCCGCGAGTCCGCGCCAAGGCGCTCTAAGCCAGCTCGCCAAGACAATAGTTTCCTGCGCTGCCCTTTCCGGCGTTGCGTCTCCTACGTACCAGCATTCGCCATCCCAGCGGCGATACCAAGCTGGCGGGTCGTCTTCCTTGATCTCATACACCCCCGCCCTGACGGGGTTGACTTTGGCGGGGAACCACGGGGTGAGTTTCATGGCTTGCTCCTCTCTGCCAGCATGGCGTCTGCCATCTCGTATGCCCACCGTGCAACCCCGGTCTCGCGGATGTCGTCGGAGCCGTCGTGCGTGATGTGTGCGTACTTTGCGCCTCTGCCGCAGCGATGAAAACCAAACCCACCCCAAACCTTGCCGCAGCAGGTGTGTTTGTCAGTCATCTCTGCTCCCCTTCTGCTTTGGCGATTGCGGCGTCAGCGGCGCGCACGGCAGAGTAAAACGACATGGTGCCGTCGGCTGTGCTTTGCATAGCCGGTAAGGCGAGTACTCCCTTCAACGCCTCCAGAAGTTCCCGATTCACCGCCTCCGCGCTAAGCGCCCGAGAGCATCCGCCTCCAGGGCTTGCTTCCCACAACTGATCTCGCTCCTCGTCGCATGATGCGGCTAGGGTGCGTTTGAGGGATTCGTTCTCGGCTTTCAGATCCGCAATCTGTATCTCATACCCGCGCACAGACAGCTTCATCTCGTGGGACTGGTTAATCTGGTGCAGCCGCTCGTTCTCGGCAAACAACCGGCGCAGTTCGGCGGCGACCTCCGCCCTCGTCCACGCCCGCTCGGCGCGGCCCTCAAGCGCATCAGCCAACCGCAGGGCTTCGGGTTGGTCAGCCATTGTTCTTCTCCTTTAGCGCGGCCTCGACGGCGCGGGCAAACTCCAGCCGAGTCAGTTCGTCTCTTCCTGCTGGTATGCGCAGACACGCCTTGACTTCCGCCTCGCTCAACGATTGCCACTCGCGGCGGGGTGGGTGGGTGTAGAGGGGGGATGCGGCATAGCCTTTGCCTTGCCAATACTGGTCCCCATCGCACCCTCTCGGATCGCCGGGTGGCCACGGAAAAGCGTTGACCATCACTCCGTCGTGAATCCAAGCGGACGCCACCGGCTCCTGCTCCTGCTGCGCCACCACAGGGTCATAAACTAACCCGCCACACCGGCCACACACGCCCGGCTCCTGCTCCTCCTGCGCCAGCGCGTCAGCGCGAAATTGCTCCCTTTGCAGAGCCTTCTGAGGTGGAGTGAGGCCGATTGGGTTGGCGTTGCGCAGGTTAGGCTCTTGCTGCTCCAGCGCGGCGCGGAGGGCGTTTAACTCGTCAATGATGGCGGCTTGCCCAATCAACGGGAGCCGGTTTTCTGCCGCCTCCAGCACCTGCTGGGCAACTTCGCGTAGCGTGCTCATACCCCACCTCCCCAGCGCGAACGCTCCTCAAACGCCAGCACATCGGCCAACCTGTACAGCACACGCCCAACGACAGGGTGCCCGATGCGGATGTGCGGCGGCAGCCTAGCCGTGGATCGCCAGCGCCGCAGCGTGCGCTGCGAGACGCGCCAGCGCTCGGCTAGCTGCTGCTCGGTCAGCAGCGTGTCACTCGTCGTCATCGGTAGCCTCCTCGGCAAACCAGTAGTCCTCGATGTCGGCGGCGATGTCGTGCGCCTTGCCGGCGGCCTTGCCGTGCTCCGGGTGGCTCAGCAGCGGGAACGACAGTTCGTAGATCGCCACCAGCAGGCGGTCGATGTGCTCGCGGGCGGTTCGGGCGCGGTCGTCAGCGACTGCGTACATGTCCTGCACGGCCTGCAGACGGTAGTGCAGCGCCGCCTCGGCCTGCGTCATCACTGGCGCGTTCATACCGTGCCCTCCTCGGCTTGGATGATCTGCGGGTCGCCGGCAGGCGGTTCCTGCTCGGCCCGGATTTGCTCCACGCGCCGCGTGGCTGCGGCGATCACGCGGTTGCGGTCGTCGCCCTTCGGCATGCGGCGGATGTCGGCGCGGAGCAGTTCAAGCCCTTCCAGCGTGCTGGCGAGTTCGATCTGCTCCAGCAGTTTGTCGGCGTCAATGACGATTTCCACGGGCTCGGGTGCGGGCGGGGGCGGGGCTTGGCGCGGCGCGGGGGCCATGTCTTCGACCTCCTCGGGCGTGTAGGTGCCGACAACGACGCCGGGGAACACGGTGCGGATGCCCTCAGAGATGCAGCGCGAGCGCAGCATCTGGCGAGGGTAGGACTTCCACGTAGGGTTGCGCGTCAAGCCGGCAGACTCGGCCATCTTCGTCGTCCACGCGATCTCAACGCTGCCGCCAGACGGGTGCGAGAACTTGCCGACGACCTTGGTGTCGGTGTACTCGCCCCACTCCACCTTGCCGCCTGCGGCTTGGAAGCGGGCCAGCATGGCGTCGGCGCGCAGGGCGGGACGGCCATTTATCACATGGTAGTCGCGCGCGGCGATAGCGGGGTGCAGGCCCTCGGCCTGGGCGATCAGCATCAGGGCCATTGCCTGGTCGGGCGTCTTCACGCCAAACAGGCCCGAGCGGGCCACGCTGACGGCCATGCGTTCGATCTGGTCTACTGGGACGAGTGCGGTCATGCGTTTTCCTTTTGGGCTTGTTGCGCATCCATTGATGGAGGCGTTTGATTGGCCAAAACGTTGCGTGCGTGGCCAAAGTTCTCATAGCCGGCAGCCTTAGCAGCCGCATCCAGCGCTTGATGGTGTGGAATGTCAAAGCCTCGCTTTATGGATTTGGCAAGTCGCTTGATGCCATCCAAGCTGGCTGGGCGAATGTCTTTGCTTGGGTCAACAAATGCCACAGGTGTGCTCCAAAATGGGGCGGTTTCCCGCCCCGTGGGTTCAGTCAGTCAGGCCGGCGGGTTCGTCGGCGGGGACGGCTTCGGGCAGGCCCACGGTTTCCACCGGGCATCCGCCGGCCATCAGTTCGATGATGTCGTCGTGCGACGCCAGACGAACCTGCAGTTGCGGCATGCAGTGCCCGAGGGCGCCGGCAGGCGTGTAGGCGCGAACCAGGCGGTCTTCTTCTCCAGTCTGTGACACGACGTAGGTCTTCAGCGTGCGGACGTAGGCGCGCTTCGTTGTGGTGACGGTTTCGCTCATTTCTTGCTTTCCGCGAGACGCCGCAGCGCCTCGACTTGGGTGCCGACCTGCTGCAGAAAAGACGTAACCTTGGCCTCCAGGTCGGCGATGAAGCCAGGGTCACGTTGGATGCGCTGAACGTGCAGTTGCAGTTCAACGGGCATCCGGGGATCGTAGGAAACGAAATCGCACCATTGGCGGCCAGTGATCCACATCTGGCCCTGCACCTGCGGGATGTGCTCATCGGGCATGCCGTTCAGCAGCGTCTCGATGTGGACGGCGCTGTTGTACGGGCACTTGATCTCAATCAGCCCGTCCCAGTCCACCAGGCCGTCAGGCGAGCAGCCTGCCAGCAGGGTGTCGTGGGCGACGAAGCCCGTCTCCTCGACGTGGATGCCGGTCGTGCGCTCGTAGGCGGTGCGTGCTGCGGGCTCCTGTTCGGTGCCCCAAGTCATGGCGGCGGTGGCGTAGCGCTGCGCCGGCTGCTGGGTCAGGCGCTCGACCACCAGTTCGGTGCAGTAGTCGCGTTGGGCCTGCGCTGGGGCGCCGGATTTCAGCGCGGCGATGGCGTCCTTGAATCGGGACGCGGTGGCCTTGCCGACGCGGGCGGCGTACCAGTCGGCATCGCGCTGGGTGGCGGTTTCGAGGATCATCCAAACCTCCCGCGGAACTCAGCGGCTTGTGCGTCCCTCGCTGCGTCCCACGCTGCGTCCCTCGCTGCGTCCCACGCTGCGGCCCACGCTGCGTCCCACGCTGCGGCCCACGCTGCGGCCCACGCTGCGTCCCACGCTGCGGCCCACGCTGCGTCCCTCGCTGCGTCCCACGCTGCGGCCCACGCTGCGTCCCTCGCTGCGTCCCTCGCTGCGGCCCACGCTGCGGCCCTCGCTGCAACCAATTCCGCATCCGTCGCCTCGCCGTTGGCGTACCGCTTGGCCACATCCAGCGCGGCCAACGAACGCTGGTCCTTCATCAGGTGCTGCACCTGCCTAGCGCACCAGACTGCGTACAGCCGCGCCTCGCGGTCAATACCGTCGCATGCCCGCAGGCACCACAAGGCGTCGTCCAGCCCGTTGCTGTCCAGAATCGTCGTCAGCGCCAGCGGCTCGTCGTCGGCTTGCGTCTTGCCGAGATGACGCAGGAGCTTGGCCCAGCCGTCAGCGCACGGGCCGTGTGCGCGGATTTTGTTGAGAGTGGTGTAAATGGTCATTCCGGCCGCTCCTCGTCAATGATGCTGATCTGCTCGGGCTTGCCCTCGCTGGCAGGAAACAGCGCGATCTTCGTCTCGCGGCCGTCGGCATCCGTCAGGATGATGTGCCGCCAGGTGTAGCCCTCAGCGCTGATGCGACGGTCGGCGCGCACGCTGACGATCTGGTGGATGTGGATGGTGGTCATGGCTTCCTCTCAGAAATCGTCGTAGTACTCAGGCTCGCGGTCGCCCAGCGAAGCCCACAACTGGTCTTCAATCTGCTTCAGCCGCAGCGGGTTGTCCCGCAGGAACCTCGCCTGCAGTTCGTAGCGCGCAGCCTCGGACTGCGCACGGGTGCCGCTGAACAGGCAGGCCAGCAGCGTGTCCACGCAGACAGAATCCATGTCGTCCTCGCGGACGTTGATGACATCGAAAGCCGCGCCCTCGCGGGCATGCGACACGCGGGCCAGCCACATCTGCCAGTCTGCTGGGCAAGCCAGCAGGTGGTCCCGCGCCTCGCTGGTGAGCGGGCTGTCGTCGTCGAGGGGCTGGTTACCCTGCCAGGTGATCGGGTC